TCTTTCGTTTCGAGTGTGGTCTTATAGTCTGAGTTTTCCAACGCTTGTCTTTTTTCTTCGATTGCGGCTCTTTGCCTGTTCTGCTTTATTCTCCAAAGCCTTTCCGGATTTTCAGCTTCCATCATTTTTTCATAGTATCGCGGTATCTGTGCTCGTTTTCCATTAGTGCATTGAATGTAGCCTTTTCTCCATATTTCTTCTTTGTGTTCTTGATAGTAAGAATCGCCTAGTCCCGGCCTGAGTGACATGCACGCGAATGGCTTTTGCTGTCCCAATTCATAGTAAGCATTTGCTTTCTGGCCGTTAATTTCGTACATCTTTTTTGTTACGTATCCTGCAACATATCTATATGTCTCAGGTACAGCTTGTGCAATTTGGATTTGACCCATTCCCCACAGCTTGCACAGCCATTCACTTGTAAAGTATCCGTTGTGTTGGATTTTATACAGGTGTTTCAGGTCTGTTGGTTCCCATCCGTATAGAATCATGTGATAGTGTGGCCTTGCTGTCTGTTCTCCGTATTCTCCTGCACAGAAATAGCGCAATTTGCCCCTGTAAGCCTTTCTGAGACGTTTTAAAAATTTCTGAACGTCTGAATACATTAGCGTTTGTACGCTCTCTGGCGCTTTCTCTCCCGGCTTCCAGACGTATTGCACTTTTCTCATTATTTCACCGGTTTTTACTATCATGCCCGGTACGTGGTCATCATCGTAAGTTAGTGTAATGAACCAGACTTGTTCTTTTGGATATTCTCGTGCTTCCAGTTCTATTCTTGTTGTCCAGTCCTCGCGCTGTCTTATTCTGCATCCGATGCATTGCCCGCATGGTATCAGCATTACTTTTGGATTGTACATCAAATCTTCATATCTAAGTTTTTTGCCCATTCTTTCAGAAAAGCGGGCAAGCGTATACACTTGCCCGCTGATTTCTCTGTTTTCTGGGCTGTATATCCGAATTAACGGTTTATAACAGCTCATTTTTTATTTGCTCCTTCCTGCTCCACCACCGGCTCTATTTCTATTGCCTGTGATGTTGTCGATTCCATGCCCATTTCTTACGTTGTCCATTGCTTTGTTTACATTTGTTTTTCCTCTTTCTGCGGCTTTTCTTCCTGCTCCAACGGTTTTGTCGATTAAGTTTCCTGTACCTTCTCCGATTTCTGATAGCGTTTTCTGCAATCCTAGTGGTGTCATGCCTGTACTGCTAAGCATCTGATTCCAGCTTTGTGCGGCGTTATACCAGTCGCTTTGCGACCAGCTTTCACTTTCGTATGCGTTTGGCACAAATCCGGATGCTCTACTTACTCCTAACGCACTTGAGGACGGTGCACCCATGCTTGCGCCTGAGATTGTTGCTGTGCTTCCACCGGGCGTACTTGCACCGCCGTTCTGGAATGCTAGAATCGGGTTTAACCCTGCTTCTCTCATGTCTTTTACTGCTCTCTGATAGGCTGTATTTGACATTCTTTCTTGCCATTCACGATTTGCAAGTGCTTCTGTGCTGTTAAAGTTCATTGCGGTCTGGTTTTCGATGTGGTTATAAACACCTTGCATGATTGCCCCCAGTGTGTTATAGCCCATTTGTTGCAGCATTGACTTCTGGTTGAATTGGCTTTGCTTCACTCCTTCGTTGTTCTGGTATCCGTATGCTCCTTGCAACCACTTTTCTACTTGGTCTACGTTTGTCCCGGAGCTGCTGCTGCTTTGGCTTTTTCCGCCGCCGCTTTGTGTGCTTCCGCCTTGGCTTTGGCTTTGTCCTACTTGTCCCCATGCACCGAATGCGTTTCCAATTTGTCCTACTGCGTTTGCTACTGTGCCAACTGTTCCTGCTATGCTTCCGATTGTTCCTAGTGCTCCTAATAGTGACATTTTAAAATAGCCGGGATTTCTCCCGGCTTCCCCCTTTCTTACAGCTTATACAGACCCGGCACGCTGTAAAGCGGCATTCTTCTGGTCGTTTTGTTTGCCACTCTGATTGCGCCGAAGAACTGCGGTTCATCCTGTACGATTAAAGTCCGTGCAATTTCTTCTTTGCCTTCTGCCATCCATTCCTGTGATAGCGTTGGTACGGTTTTGTAGTTGTCTGCATAATGCCAGAAGTCAAGTGTGCCGATGGCATTGCTTCGCATTAACCCAGATACGCGGTTAGGTTTCATGCGGTAGTCGGCCCAGGCCTCTTGATAGCCGAATGTTTCTTCGTCCGTTGCATCGCCTGTCAGCATGATTTCCTTTTTCTTTACTGGCTGTTCTCCCAGATTTGCAAATTGTGGCACATAATAGTCTAGCCTGTCTCGTCTACTCCAAAAGCGTTCGAGACCCTGCTGGTAACTTCTGTTATGCCTTACACATGCCACGCCAATTACAAATCCATGCTCTTCAAAACTCTTTGTGAAAGAACTTTCGTTGATAGGCGTTACTGACATTGCACCTGTTTCTCCAATTGGTGTGTCGTTTTCCGTCTGTTGCCCGCTGGTCTGTATAATCTGGTTAATGTTTACATGGTATCTGCCACCGCCTAAATATTCAGGCACCTGTACCGTCTTATCTGAAATAATGACATCCCAAATTGCTTGTACCTGTTCGCGGTATCGAGAGCCGCCGCGTGCTAATGCTTCATAGTACTGTTGTACGCTGATTGCCTGTCTTAGCTGGTTGATGGTTGCACCGGTTACTTCTGCTAAGTTTGCGCCGACGTATGCAATTTGGTTGGTGTCGGTGTGTCCTGTATATACGCCGTTCCATTCCAGTCTATTTTTTAGTTCTGGGTTTGTGCCTGGGTCAATTGCGTAAATTTTTGCTCCTACGTTGTTTCCTCCTACGTAGCTTCTTTCATTGTATAACCAGTTTGGTTCTTGTGTCAGTTTTCTGTCTCCGTATATCTCGACTGGCGCGTTTCCTGCCATTGGTAGTGTCACGTCTGGCCCTCTCTGTGGATACGGTAGGCAACTTGTGAAGTAGTCGTGAAACTTGTTCACCGGTAGAAGATTTCCGCCTGTTACTGCTTCCTGCAGTTCTTTTTCCATTGTGTCTGCTTTGCCGGTGCTCATGGTGTATTCCACATCTGCATCGTCACTTTTCAAGACTGCAGCGTTGTCAACGTTTTCATCTCGGAAAAACTCATTCCAGATTTTTACATAGGCTCTGACTGGCAGTGCGTTGACTGTGAAAGGCTTTTCCACCTTCGTTGGCACTCCCATATAGTCGAGAATGCTTCTTTCGTCCGGTACTGGTTTTGCTTTTGTGCCGTTGATTTTGATTTGTGGTACGGTGTACGTTTTTGCTGGCATCCACGGTGTTTCTTCCACTTCTCCCATGAAATGTTTGAAGTTATCCCAAAGAATCCGATTAGGACAGAAGAAGTAATAGAAATCTATAAAACTATCGTCCATCACTGGATACTTTGGCGTTGTCATTCGGATAATCGCCGCTGTGTCCACACTGAAAGTGTCACCCGGCAGGACTTCATCTACGTAAAAAGGGATTAATTTTCCTGCATCGAACGTGGTCAAAATCGTCTGGTCTCGATTGAATCGTGTTCGGCTTGCTTTCATCTGTGGAATCTGATTAAAGTGCCGTTCGTTATTTCTGTTCACCGTTCATTCCTCCTTCCTTCGGTTCTTTCTTCGGTTCTTCCTTCGGTTCTTTTTCCTGCATTTCCTGTAGCATCATTGCATTTGCTTGTGCTGTTGCAACCATTCGATGATACTCATGGATATTCTGTGGCCATTCGGTGATATCTACCTCTGTGCCGTCTAAAGCTCCTTGCGACAGGCTTTGCATAAACTGTGGGTCAAACGACGCTTTGCGGACAATGTTTTTAATGTCGCATTCGTCTGCATAGCTCTCGATTTCGCCCTGAATGTCGATGCTTTCTGTTTCCTGCAGATATTCTTCGCCTTCTTTGTTTTTTGCCCATACGTATTGCTTACGCTGGGTTTCACCTGATGCGGAAAAGAGGGGTTTTCGCCCCTCTTCGTACCGTTTATTCATGCGGCTTGCCCTCCCATACTTTGTGCTGACCATCGCCCATTACGAAGCAGCCGTTCTCATCTTCGAATTCTGCCAGTTTGTGACCGGTGTAGTCCTGCGGACTCTGGCCAATGAAGGTTGTTTTGTCTTTTTCCATTACGTTGCACATTCTTGCAAATGTCTGGTCGTTTTTTGATTCTCCTACCCATGCATAGCATTTTGCTACGTTGTCATAGATGCCGTAATAATTGTGAACCATTTGTTTCTCCTTTCTCTTAGAGCCGGATTCCGCCACGCATGGGTTTCTGGCTCAAGTTGATACTCTTTGTTTTTCGTGCAGTTACGTTAAACATGCGCTTGTCTTTTGCACCGCTCATGACTTTACGATGTCGCGCCATTATAGAACCCCCTTCTTATAAGCTCTAGCTCGATAGCGTTTGCAAAGCTTTTGCATTGCCAGATTTCATCTATCATTTTCTTTGCTGTCTCCATGTCGCTGATTTTTCGCAGGAGCTTGTAATCGTTTTCTATCTCTTTATATTTTTTTTCAAGCAGTTCACTTAGATCCTTTTCGGTCTGGTCTCTGACGTTCCACGATTTTGCAATCATTTTTCTTACTCCTTTTCGTCCGGCTGGCTCGGCTGATCGTGCAGCGCGTGATAAATCTCGTCCAGCTTTTCCAGAATCTGCATCATGATGCGGATTGCCTCCTTGACATCTTTGATACTGATAAGTGCCATTTTTACACCCCCTTTCTGTATTTTTTTTCTCGTACATCGATGTGGACAAAATTTGTATATCGAATCACTCCACCATTTTGCATGATTACACTTGCGTATTCTGCTACCTGTTTTGGGTTTACCCCTTTTACCACTATGTCAGCCGCCATGCCTTTCATGTGATAAGAGTTTTTTGCTCCGCCGACTTTTGTGTTCCACTCTGGCGTTCTATATCCGCTGTTGATTATGACAGGTTTGTTGAAGTGTTCTCTTATATTTTCAAGTATTCTCATCAGTTCAGGTGCATACATGTATTCCGCTGTACCGTCTTTACATGCCATTTCTGCCCCTGTGAAATGGTGTTGAAGTTGCTTTCGCTTGTCGGTTGTTACGATTACAAGCATTTTTATTACTCTCCTTTTTCTGTATTGTATAGTTTTCTGTTTGCTTTGTCAAGGGTTTTTGTAAAAACTTTTGGCAAAGCGAACAGATGCCCGCTGCAGGCGACTTTTTAACATTTTCCACATAGTTTTCAACATTTTAACATTGTTAAATTTTAGCATATCAGAGTGTTTCAACAATTTAACAAGTTTTCAACATTTCTTTCAACATTTGTTTTTGCCATTTTTTAACGCTCTGACGTTCAAATTTATCTGTTTTCAACTTTTCCACATACTCTACTACTACGTCTACAACAAGTTAATATAATAATACGCGTGCGCGTGTGCGCGCGTC